TCATAATGCTTTTAAGATACTGCTGAACTTTTCAGCGGTCTCTTTTTCTTTACTTTTGGCAAGGTGGCTATATGTATTCATTGTGATAGCATAATCTGCATGTCCTAATCGTCTTTGTATCTCTTTAGGGTTAACATCGTTGTTCATTAAAAGACTAGCGTGAGTATGACGAAAACCGTGAAAGCCAATGTTAGGTACTCCAGCATTTTTGAAGTGTCTCACTAATTTCTGTCTCTCTATTTCATAAGACCTCATTTTTTGATGATATGAGAAGACTAAAGAATCATGCAAAGATATAGCACCGTCATTTTGATATTTCCGCCATTCTTTTAAACTTTCAAGAGTGTCGTTATCCAAAAACACAGAGCGGTTGCTTTCCTTTGTTTTTGCACTATCTTGTATCACATTGCTTTGTTGAATCAGAGTTTTAGAGACGTTGAGGTAATGGTTATTGAAATCAATGTCAGACCACGAAAGAGCCATAGCTTCCCCAACACGTAAACCAGTTGCAAGAAGTAGTTTATACAAAGTCTTGCTTTTTCGATTATCTGTGTTAGGCTCTAACGTATTAAGATACGACAAGAATTGTTTTAGCTCCTCATTATCAAAATATTTAATTTTTTTGACTGTCCTTGTTTTAAGTTTTGGAGGAAAAACCTTTATAGCTGGATTGTCCTCGATAGCTCCCAATTGCATACCATAATCAAGGATACGTTTTATAAAGTTAAGCAGTAGTTTATAATCTTTACACTTCCCCTTTTCACGTTTCCCGTTGATTATTTCGGCTGTATTTGCGTTATTAGCCCATTTATTGACAAGTTCTTGTAATAACATTGGCGTTATCTTAGAGAGCTTATACGAGCCAATAGGAGGCAGTATATAATTACGCAAATAGTTGTCAGCAACACTTATACTATTTTCCTTGACCGTCAGCTTATAACTCTCAAACCAACTCAAAGCCAAAGATTCAAAGTTATCAAAAACCACTTTTTCCCTTGCAATTGTAGACCCATTATTGATAAACTTATTTATAGCTTGGCGTGCTTTAATATCACACATTTTTCTACTATTGGCACTTACACTTGTTCGTACTTGCTTACCTGTGAGATTATCCACACCCAAATAAACGTTAGTTCGGTACACCTTTGTACCGTCTTTTTTTATATATTCTTTAATATTCATAATTATTTCTTCCTTTCCATTTTGTACTAATGTCAGGCAAGGCATGTACGAGGATTGAGAAATATTGTTATTAGAGCTTATACGATTAATTAGTTAACTGGTTTATTAGTTTATAGAGTTATTAAATTATCAACTGATATAGTATATTTTACGGTATCAACGGTAACAAAGTATTATAAAGCTATATAAATAAAGGGTTTATAGTGATACCATTCTCTAAAAGAAGAGTAATTATAAAGTATCAACGGTAACAACTATATAAGAGATGAGATATAGAAAATGATAGATAAACAGCTCCATAGAGGGAAATGTTGGATAAACTACTGACAGAATGGCATTCAGCTTTTAACGTGGTTCAGGTTTGCACGTATAGGAGTTATTATCTAATTATAGCCCCTAAACAAACATCTTTTGTAAAAAGCCTTTTTTCTGTTCTTTCAATAAATCTAATTTCCGTTGATGAAGAGCGATAGTCTCATCTAAATGTTTGAAGAATGAACCGATTTTTTGTTGCTCTTCCATATTTTCCGTAAACCACACATCTTGATTTTTCAAAATTGTAAAATGACGCTTATATCCTTGTGGTTCAGGTTTATAACGTTCTAAAGTTGTATACAGATAATTACCTTCAAAATTATCTGCACTTAAAATTTTTACGCCATCAGTAGCAACAAAGAAGGGGCTTTTGGGCTTATATAATGAAACTGTATGGTCCCCAAACAGAGTTACATCTTTGTAATCAGTAAAAGGTTCACCATCAGAATATCCAACAATTGGCTTATTACCTTGTTGAATAACTTCGTACTCACCATTCTCTGAAACACCAGCTAAGTACGAACGGGACGAGTGTGTTTTTAGAATGTCTTTGAACTTACGCTCTTCCCAATCGTCAGCAAACCCCGCAAATCGCAATTCAGGAACTTTTTCACCATTTTTAGGGAACATTTTTTGCAAGTAGCCTTTTTTCTGTTCCTTGAGTAAATCCAACTTACGCTGATGAAGAGCGATAGTGTCGTCTAATTGTTCAAAGAACATCCCTATTTTATTTTGTTCAATGGTACTAGGGATACTAATATCTGTATCTAAAATGTTTTTATTATATAGCCGTTTAATCGTACTTCCTTCTAATCCTTGCCACTTAACAATCGAATAAAACTGCTTTAAAAACTTATTATCCAAGCGATTATCATGCTTTAACCAAACTATATTGCTATCTTGAAAATATTCATCTTCCCCTTGATATACAACAGTTCTACCTATGCTTCCAGAAGCAGATATTAAAATATCCCCTATTTCTGGATATGGATATTTTAATTTATATTCTTCAAACAATTCACGAGAGATAAAAGCATCTGGTTTGCTTCCAAAAGTACCGATTTTAAAAAATGGGACTTCTTCGTTTTCTGAAGTTTGATCTTTGAAAATCCTTCTATTCATCGCTACAGAACCTAATTCCCCTAACTTACGCTCTTCCCAATCATCCGTAAATCCCGGAAACCTTAATTCTGGAACTTTCTTTTTAACTGAATCATCTATTTTCGCCATAGTCCCCACCATTTTCTTGGTTTTTCTTGTTCTTCTATCCTTTTTTGAACTTTGATTTGTTCCTGCAAATTTTCCAACTTCTCTTTAAGAGCGTTCACTTCATCTTTATATTGATTGTCTAAGTGTTTGAATTCTATTTCCTGTGTAGGCATTTTAAGAGCTTTTAAGTCATTGATTTCTTATTTATACTCTTCTAGTAACTTTTTATCATGTAAGCTCACTAACCTTTTTTCTTACATTTTACAATAAATACAGGAAATTAAAAAACTTCGCAACAGAACCGGTAGTTTAATAAAAAATGTAATGAGTATGTTGTTATTTTCTAATTTGAAAACCAATACAAAAAAGGTGTAAGATGAAAGCATAATGATTTTGAGATGTCATTACTTTCAAGTATAAAGCTACTCTTTCGAGTGGCTTTTTTTATTTTCCGAATTAAACCTAATCGTCCGTAGATTCGCACATCTTTATTTTCTAAATTAAATTAAAACCGTATGGAATTCCGCTCGGTTACTATTTTATTGACCTTACGAATATTTGGTATTATGCAGTTTTAAGACTACTTAAACACTTGCTATTACTATGTTTGTGTTTTTGCTACCGTCATTTTTGACGGTCACAAAATATGATATTTCAGAGTGAACCTATAGAGATTTGTACAAAAATGTTCATATCCTATTATTGGTTTCATAAAAAAGTGAAACCAAAAACATATAAATAAAATGAGATTATGGCTAGATAAAACTAACAAGGTTTAGACAAGGTTAATCACAAAATTGTGAAAAAGTATCCTTCGTTATCTGAGACTCTTAATAACTACACCGAAATTTTCGTTTTTGCCACTTGTGGCAGAAAGCTATACCGACATCACGTCGGGTATGAACAACATACAAAATTTACATGTAGTTATTCCCCATATAAATGGGGAAGCCGTCAACCATTCCGCAACCAAACGACAACCACAAAGCCCATTGCAAAATGTAAGCAAACTGATAGCGGTTCAGGGTGTAAAGATTTTAACACCCTCAAAATTGTGGAGGTTATCAACACTAGACAAAGCTATACCGACATCACGTAGGTCAGAGGTAACTTTGAGGTGTACCCATTCAAAACAAAAATGTTATAGCTCCGTAGTTACAAATACACAGCAAATTCTAGCAACATACAAAATTTACATGCTGTCAGTATCATACTAAACAAGCGTACCTAAAAGTACACTTGTTAATTGTTGGCAAATGTTGGCAGAAATTGACTTGGCCAGTCATTCATTAATCTATTTTACCTTTGTATTTTAGTTGATTACGGTTACTATTGGCTAATTTCAAAAACCAATTTTGAGGAAAACCTAACTCTTTTAAATCAATAAATTTGGAATACTTAGAAAAAATCTCGCGTAACTGTACCGTTTTTTCTATCCATGCCTCTTTGTCGTGATATAAGAATTTTAGTAATAAAAAGTATCCCCATAATTGGTTAGAATTTGTTCGCTCTACTTTCCCATTAACACTTTTAGGCATAATATAGAAAGTCGAACCATAGAGCCTCATATTATGAGCAGTTAAATTTCTTAAAATCCGTACGCAGTTTATCCAACTATCCATAATTATCGGAGAAACACCGTAAATTTTACTCACGGCTTTTCTTACTCTGGCGGGACTGTTAGAATATAGCACCTTTATATTTCCTAATGTAAGTAACTGAACAGCTACCCATATAGGGAAATGTTCATCATATTTGTTGATGTGGTGCTTTACGAAATCTACTCTTTTATTTTGCCTCATCTCCTTTTGAGTATAAAAAAACGACCGCATACTGGTACGCATGCTAAGCAGAGGCGGAACGCGGTCTATATCATTAACTTAATTATATAGTCGCGGGTACGATTTGTCAAATAAAAAGCAAGACAAACTGTAATCTGAATTTCACTTTTTGAGTGATAAACCGTGGTGTTTCTACTTTTTCGAGAATTTTTTTAGCTTACAAATATCATGCGCACAAGCGCTTTTTATTTTGCATTCCTAAAATTTAGGACTTGCTATAGTATACTTGTTCATCGCAACACTAAAGAAAGTATTGAGAGAATCGATAAAACGGCAATGAGACCTATACGTCCTATTTTCATATATTTATTTTCAGGATTTTTCAATACTATTACTACAAAAAGCAATGAAATGAACATTGACGGCATCAAATTAATTTTTAAAAATACCCTTATCATTAGAAGTATTAATAAACCAAATAAGAAAATTATAGTTTTAGCAATTACCTTTTTATTAATTCCTCTTTGTTCGCTATTATTTACTTTCATTTTTATATCCTTTTCTACTTGACAAAAACTAACAAATACAGTTATTTTCAACTGTTTCATTATATCCGTCAACCATTGATATTACTTGACTTTCGCACATCTTATAACTTTGGTAGAGTTAATTTTACTCTTGATCATCATCTATAAGTTTCATGACCGAACTATGTCTTAAACTGTTGAAATCTGAAATAGGATTTAGAATTTTGTTGATTTCGTAAGATTTATCAAATAACTCTTTATCAAATTCTATTCGATTATCTTGGCATACAGACGCAATTGTTTCGACGGCTTTTTGTGCCACTTCAACGTTTTCTTTGACACCTTTTCTAAAAATGAATTCAAACCATATTCGCCTTAGTTCTTCATAAATATACTCATCTTTACTTGAGTCCTCAATTCCTAATAATTGACTTTTTGTAACACCTAGAACATCAGCTATCTTTTGAATTTCTCCCATTTTTGGGGAATTATCTCCACTCTCCCACCGCGAAATAGCTGATTCTGTTTTTCCCATTTCTTTAGCTAATTGTTTCATTTTCATACCTTTTTGCTGCCGATAGTATCGAAGCATTTTAGGAAATTTAATATCTTTATTTGTCATATCTTGATTGTATCGCAATGTTTAACTACTTTCAAGAGAAAACTTGCAAAAAAGTAAAGTTTAAACTTGATTTTTTCGCAAGTTAGTGATAAAGTATTATTAAACAAAAAGAAAGGAGAAAAATGTGAGTAAAACATATAAACCTCTTGATCAAATATTAAAGTCTTCTGGTTTTCGATATGAAGCTATTGCTGAAAATATGGGCATTACTTATAATGCACTATACCGTATTAGAATAGCCCCTAATAAGTTGACTGTTGATAGAATCAGAGATTTGGAAAAAGCAGCCGGACTTGCTGAAAATAGAATTTATGATTTGCTGAAAAATTTTGAGAATTGACTTGATTTTTTCGCAAGTTAATTTCTGGAAGAAGCGAATCGCCCAGTACGCAAATTGAAAGCAAAAAGACCGCGATGTCTTTAAACGAAGTAGAAATGAGGATAAATGAAAGACTTAGCATTTTTAACCAGTCCTGACATGAGTAAAGCGGAAGTTGTAACTAACCATGTCGTTATTGCTGAATATTCAGGACTTAATAAAATTTCAGTTCGTAAACTGATTGATAACAATAAACAAGACCTTGAAGAACTAGGGATATTGTCATTTGAAATGACAAAACCTATTAAAGGCTCAACTGGTGGACGTCCAACAAAAATTTATCAACTCAATCGTAACCAAGCTATGTTACTTATTACATGGCTAGACAATACCGAACCAGTTCGAGCTTTTAAACTGGCTCTTGTAAAACGATTTAATGAAATGGAAAAAGAGCTTCAGGCACGAAAGATTGCAAGAGCAGTCGAGAAACAAAAAGGTGTTAATCTTCATCAATCTATTTCAGAATGGGTACACTATCCACGTCATAGCAATACATGGCATGGCATTATCAGAAGTTTGCTTGCTACTACTGTGACAGGACTAACTAAAAAGCAGATACAAGCTAGAGATACAGACTGGCGAAAAGAAAAAACGCTCCTAGACCTCTTAAATTCGGAGGAAATGGAACGTTATAAAATGCTTGAAAGTATCGCAATAGCAATGATTGAAGCTGGTTCTGATTATGAGCCTATCAAAACAGCAATCAAATCCACAATGACAACAAAAAAAGCTGAAACCACCACAGAAACAGCTTAAACTATAAGTAAGGCAAGCCTTGTAGGGCTTTGCTTTACTCCATTCTAACAAAAATTATCAGCAAAATCAAAGCTGATTGACCTTTGAAAACCGAATAAGAGTGAACTTCTTGAAAAATGATTTATTTTTAATTAAGTAATACTTAATTATTGACATTAAGAAATACTTAATGTATAATATAGTATGTAAGGTTAATCAAGGGTTACGGCTTAGGCAAACGAGTACTGATTAACTTGCAATTTTAGTGAGAAAGGTATTCAATTTGACCGAGGAAGAAAAGAAAAAACTAGGGCGACCGTTTTCAGAAAAGCCCAAAGTAACAGCTTTGTCTATCAAATTAGATAAAGAGACCCAAGACATACTAAACGACTATACCGAAAAGGAAAAGGTTAGCAAAAGCGAAGCCGTCCGTCGTGGTATTCACAAATTAAAATAAAAAAACTCTCAATGTACATCAGTTTGGCGACATCGTACATTAAGAGTTGAGTACCGAGAGTTTCACTCGATAAATAAATTATATCAAGAAGTGAACTCTTTTTCAACACGCATTTTTTAAAGTGCGAGAAATAGAGTTTTTTTGTACCCTAAAATACAAATTAGCCCTAGAAATTCAAAGGTAAAATCATGTTTGAAGAACTAGAAATTCATATCGAAGAAGTTGAGATGTATATACAAAACATCTACAAAGCTGTTAATGATTATGCAAGCGGAACTTATGAAAGTTTAGAGTTAGACGATAAAGGCACTCACTTTATTACCAAAGGTAACGCACAGGACTTATCAGATTATGTCAGTGATTACCTTATGACCATTGCTAACATTATCGGCGTATCAATAATTGAATAGAATCGGAGCTAAAAATGAATAACACAGCAAACAAAGAAACTTATATCCTTGATGATTCAATCGCATTTGAACTCATGGATTTATTAAAAGCCAAAGCAAGACATTTTATACAGCTTAATGAGTATGTCTACCGCTTGTTTGACGGTCAAAGCGTAGTGACATTCACAACTTTAGAAAATGATATCCAAGTAGAAATAAGGGGTAAAGCATGAAATTTAAAACATTTGATTTAAGAGTATACCGTCATAATGATGAAACACTGCTTTCGTTTGATGTCAAAGGCGGACGGATACCATTAAGCAAGTTGTTACATATTCCAAAAAACAAACCTTTTAAAATGAAAATCACTCCTGAAATTGTTGAAAGATACCGCATTAAGCAAGAAATTAAACAAACAGAATATAAAAGGAAAAGTCCTGAAGGTCTGTATCCATTAATTAAAGCCATTGAAAAAGATGTATCTCAATTGTTAAATAAACAAGATGAGGACGATTGGGAGAAATGGAAACGCATTTTTGCTTACGAATGTCTGTATGATGTTGCGTTTAATCGTGGTATTCGCCATGAAAGACAACGTAGAAAATCAAAAGAAACAGTTCTATCAGCGTTTGACATTATCAGTTCCGAAGATGTTTTAGAGCTTTCTCATGAACTAGGAATTAGTGAAGATAAACTAACGTACGCAGTACTGGAAGTTATTTCTAAACGTAAGAACGGAGGCAAAAATGAATGATGACACTTTAATAAACCTTGTTGCCCGTGGCTTAGTGGATAAAATCATTCATTTATTTAATAAGTATCTTGGTACACAGCTCAAAATCAGAAATGAAAAGCGAGTATTACCTTATATCTCTAAAAAGCGTGTCATGGAGGACTTAGATATATCAGACGGCACACTTGATAATTGGGAAAAGCACGGCTTGAATCGCTATAAGCCAAAATATAAGACTTCACTTATTTACTATCTGATTGATGATATATGCAAGTTCATCATCAAAGATACTTAGCAACTTGTCAGGCAAGGCAAATTTTATTAGAGGATTGAGAAAATGACAAATATTATTAGAGCTTGCCCTTATGTGGCTGGTATTGATAGCGTAGGAATGCGAAGTTTAAAAGGCTATCACACAGCACTTACAGACAAGCAAATCGAAAAAATAGACCCATTGAACGCAAATACAGGCACAGTTGATTATTCTTTTAAAGTTCGTAAATATAAGCACGGTATCCGATTTGAGGGCGAAAAAGAGGGCGGAGAAATCAGCTTATTTGATGAGGTAGCAAAATGATAGAACACCACCAAGGCTACACGACTATAAAACGGTACGGACGGAATAGTTTTAGACAAGCAGGTAAACACCCGTTTAAGATGATTCACAATGCAAGAGCGGTTAAATATGACTTAATACAGCAGTTTGAAGCAAGTACAGGCATAATCTTACCCAGCGGAGTAAAAAGCAACTTATGCACTCAAGTAAGCCCAGTTTTGGGCAAGCAACTGGCTATCATGAAATTACAAATAAAGGAAACTAAAAAATGACATTAAGAAACTTAAGTGATGAAGAAAAACAAGAAATTAATAACCTTGATTTAACTCATGAAGACATGTATAAAATGCTGAAAGCTCAACCAGATATTGAAATAAAAAATATTACAATTGAAGCCTTATTTAAAGATGACGATTTACTCGCAGTTACACCACAGTTTGATGATATTTCAAACCTTGAAGCTGTCAATATCTTACTTAATGTGTTAGTTGCAGACGCAAAACAAAACACTGACATAGAGAATTTTATCAAGACTATTATTTCTATGTGGGGGACTTATGACGAAGCGGAGGGGAAGCTATGAAACTTAAAAACTTACAAAAAATTGACCAAAACATTATTAAATTTCTTGCTGAACATCGAGGAATTGACCGAGCTATCAAAGGTAGAAATTTAGCACAAAACCTTAACATTGATTTTCGTACTTTACAGAGTAGAATTGAGTACCTCCATAAGCAAGGTTGCGCCATTGGTTCGATCGATAACGGCTATTTTATCCCAACTAATGAAGACGAGCGCAGAGCTGGCATTATCAAGAAACAACGCACAGGCATAGCTATTAATAATGCAGTCAACGGCTACACCCTTGCAGAACTTGATTGGATTGACCAACTCTTTGAGGAGGTTGACCATTGACACCCAAAGAACAAGCCCTAAACTGTATTAGTCGTGGCTTTTCTGTCATTGCTGGTTTTCCGGCTGGGAAAAGTGAGAGAGCTGTTATCCGTGGTACTTCAAGTGGAACGCTTGACGAAATCACAGTAAGCGAATGGTTTGATGAAATACCGAACCGCAATATTATGATTAATCTTAGAAACAGCGGTTTGATTTGTATTGACTTAGACCAGCACCAAAACGGACAGAATGGGCGGAGTGTTTTCAGTCGATTGTGGAATGAACACAGCGAGGGCGAAATACTAAGTACCTATGTTGAAAAGACACCCACAGGCAACGGCTTACACGTTTTCTTTAAAGTTCCGAAAGAGCTATTTAATCAGCCGATTGTCGATGAACTAGCGGACGGCGTGGAGATAAAGACACACTTCACACCAATCTACCCAAGCAAACGCACAGACGGCAATTATATGCCTTTGAATGATACAGAAACTAACGAGCCACTCACTTTTGATAACCTTTCTGATTGTCCTGACTGGTTACTTGAAATGATACAGCGACCACAAAAAAGACAGAACCCAACGTTAGGCAGTCGGACTTATGGCGCTGAAATGTGGGAGTTATTCAACCAAGGCGCACGAAAAGGGAATCGAAACAACGATACAAATCGAATTCTCCACTACTGGAGAAAAATCGGCATTGATAACAATCATTGCATGGACTTATTGCGAACCTTTAACAATCGAACCAGTCCGCCCTTACCTGATGACGAGCTGGCGACCATTTGGAAAAGTGTATTCAAGATGAAATAGAAAGGAAGTCATGACAGACCAATTAGATAAACTTGTGGCAGAAACACCACAAAGCAATATAAGAAGCCCTAAGCCTAAAATAGAGGACTTCACAGATTATGGCGAAGACGGCAAAAAAGTCATCAATATCGCAGGTTATCAAGAAAACTTAAAAGACTGGCTAGAACAAGAAAAAGAAATCATTAATAGCCCTGATTATGTCAAAGCAAACACTCAAACGCTTATAGCGGTTAGGAAGTTATTCTTTGAACACCGTAACTTATTTCTAAGCACACCTAAAGAGGACGGAAAGCCACCGAAATCATTAAGCCCTTTAGAAACAGCAAGAATTATCTATAAGACGCTCAAAGTCATCAAACTAGACCACCAAAGCGGACTGTTAGGCGTTTATAATCCTGAACTGGGAATATATGAAACGAATGAAAACTTCTTTCATCGGCTCATTTATTGGTTAGAACCGTCATACAGTCAGGCACGGTCTAAAGAGGTTCTCTTTAAACTTGAAACCTTAGCAGAGGTTAAGCAACAAACCGCAGAAGCTCATTTAATCCCAGTAGCGAACGGTATTTTCAATAAGAAAACACAGCAATTAGAGCCATTTAGTCCTAAGTACGTCTTTACCTCAACGATTGCGACCAAGTACAACGCTAAGGCAAAAGTACCCAATATTAACGGCTGGAACGTAGACGACTGGTTACTTGATTTAATGAGTGGAGATAAAGAACTTGTCAGCCTTTTATGGCAGATTATTTCCGCAAGCACCAACGGCAACTACTCCTATCGTAAAGGCGTTTGGCTAGTCGGTAAAGGAAATGACGGAAAAGGTACATTTCAGAGCCTCATCATGAACCTTATCGGACGTGAGAACGTCGCAAGTGTCAAAGCTGAACAGTTTTCTGAACGCTTTTCTCTTTCCCAAGTCGTTGGGAAGACGTGTATTATCGGAGATGATAGCCAAGTCAGTTACTTAGACAATGCAGGGAACTATTTCAGCGTGGTTACTGGCGACCCAGTACCGATTGAAGCGAAAGGGAAACAACCAACCTTAGCAGTATTTAACAAGCTGGTTATTCAATCTACTAACTTTTTACCAAAGTTTAGAAATAAGTCAAATGGAACTTATAGGCGTTTGCTTATTGTTCCCTTTAACAAGTCTTTCACGTCAGATAATGACAACTGGAAAATCAAAGATGATTATATTAAACGCAAAGACGTTTTAGAGTACGTGCTTAAAATTGCGTTATCCCTCAACTTTGATAAGTTTGACGAACCAAAAGCCACACAAGGGCTGTTAGATGATTTTAAAATCTCTAATGACAATGTACTAGCTTTTGTAAATGATATGTTTGAGGAGTTCGTAAGTGATTTTCTACCGACCGCCTTTATAAGCGCCTTATATCGTGCATGGTGTGAAGATGAGGGTGTAAAGCCATTTACTAAGCGAGAGTTTGAGCTTAAATTACCTGACCACATTAAAAAGGAATGGGAAAAAACAAGTAAAAGACCTCATACGGCAGGCTTTAACAGAGCGATTGACTTACACCGAGCCGAGGAATATGAGCTTTTTAGACGGCTATTTCATTGGGACGATGACAAACAAAAAAGCATGACAAAAGGGTATCTACGTAAGAAAAAGCGAAAATGATACTGTACTACGGTATCATGATACCGTTAGCGGTAGCAAGTTTATAAGCGTGGTTAAGCCATTTGCGGGACTTTGATACCGTGATACTGTACTTTTCCTACTTCGCTAGAAATTATCAGAGGAAAACAAAATCATGAAAAATTCACGCAGTCCGACAATTTGAATTGTTGAAAAAAACTATATATAGAAAAATCGGAGAAAATAAAATGAGCAATGAAACAAAAAAAATAGAAATCCCAGTCGCTGAAAACGAGAGAAATAAAGCAGTTGAAAATCTTCTCTCATTAAAAGAATACTTTGATAACCAACTTCAATCAGACCAAGAAACTCATCAAGCGATCGCGACATTAGGCGATAAGTTGGGCGTTCTGTGGAATGCCGATAAGTAATAAATAACGAAAATGGAGAAATAACATGCAAGTAAAATATATTGAAGAAGCAAAAAACAAACTCGAAAAACAAGCTAAACCACTCACTCAAAAAGTGGATAAAACGAATAAATTAATTTCTGAATTAAAAAACAAAATTGAAAAAATGGAAAACCTTTCTCAAAATGATGATATTGATGAATCACTCAAAGCCTTATCTGAATTGAATAACGATAAGCAATTACTAGAGACATTAGAAAAACGGCTGGCGGAGGAACAGAAAGAGCTAGATGTTTTCTGGAGTTCTCAAGAAGTTGATGATACTATCAGAGAAGCAGTAAGCCTAGCAGATAATTTGAGTAACATTGAGCTAGATTTATTAAAAAGTACAGTGTCTAAAGATACGAAGAAAAAACTAAAGGAATATAACAAGGAAGTTGATGACCAACGTTATCGCCTTCAGGAATCAGGGGATTACTTACTAGAAAAATCAAATGTTTATTCTCGAGCCGAATTAGATAATTTAATTAGTCAAAAAAACAGAAGTCATAAAAATAACTTTTTCTTTGGAATTGTTAGAGTAATGGCAGGTCAGTATAAAAAAGAATTAATGGAATTTCTAAAATCTGAAAAAATACTGACTGATTTAGATTAGGGGATTAAATGAATAAAAAAACAGAAATTAATTTTGGTATTGATAGCAAACTAGAAATTAGAGACGCAAATAAAAAAGCAGGATTCATTGGACAAATTGCAGGGTATGCCATTGTATTTAATAAGCCAAGTGTGCCTAATGCACCTTTTATTGAATATATCGCTCCGACGGCACTTGATAATGTCGATTTAAGCGATGTATTAGCTTTATATAACCATGATTACGCCAATGTGCTAGGCAGAGTTGATGCAGGAACTTTAAAGTTAAGTATTGATAAAGTCGGCTTGCATTTTGTTTTGGATATGCCAGATACAACAGTTGGTCATGACGTTTATAACAATATTAAGGCTGGAAACCTTAAAGGTATGAGTTTCGGTTTTGTTGTGGCAGACGGCGGCGATTCATGGAAACAAGGAGCGAGTAAACCTATCCGAACAATCAACCAACTTCAAACATTAGGCGAAATAAGCGTAGTAAGTAAACCAGCTTATGATGATACTTCTATCAATGTCACTCGTTCTATCAAACAATTTGAAGACGAGCGTACACGAAAGTATAAAGAAAAAGTAAGAGCTTATCTTGACGGATTAAGTGATTAGATTATAATAAAAAAACCTAGTCTTTATTGGCTAGGTATTTATTGTTAATGTCAGAAAAAGTTAAAATTATACCGTAGTTCGGTAACATGTTACCGTTAGCGGTAGCAAGTTTATAAGCGTGGTTAAGCCATTTGCGGGACTTTGATACCGTGATACTGTACTTTTCCTACTTCGCTAGGAATTTATAATATAGCACGAAAGGATATAAAATAGATGGTTAGATATTATTGGGGGAGACCTCAAGATGTTGTAAGGTGGTATCTTAGAGGAACTTTATACCTAAGCGCTCAAAGCAGAAAGTCATATATTGAAAAGACAGTAGCTGAACGAGGCAACTTACCAAGACTTCTTAAATTATTAGATAATCTTGATGAGCTATTTGATTCAGTCGATACTGACAGCATAGCTGTATTATGCTTGAGGTATGTAGAGCTATTAAGTGTCGCAGAGACTACAAAACGTACAGGACTATTAGCTTATCAGATTACAGCTAAGACAGGTAAAGTCATGAAGAAAGCTAAGGAAATTATATCTAAAGCATGATATAATAGAACTATTACAAGTCGCAGAAATGCGCGTGGTATAATAGTGCAGGAAAGTATCTCTAATTGTGGGGGTGCTTTTTTGTTTGGAGGATTATATTATGAATGAACTAGAGTTTAATATCAGATTATATCTCACAGGTACAATGAAGTCATGGACAGATAGGATAGACAGCACAGACCAACTCACACCACAACGCTTTATATTCAACGCAATGACAGAGCTGTTTGATTCATTGAGTGATGATGACCTAGAGTTAATAAGACTTAGATACATGGAACGCATGACACTATCAGAGGTTGCAAGTCGTTATCTGTTACACGAACATACTATTAGAAACCACACGAATCCAACTATTAAGCAAGTGAAAAAGATTATAAAACAAGGTAATGAACTTTCAACAAAACAAAAAAGCCCGTGAATTTTCACGGACAAATATAAAGAAAAGTAGTAATAAGCTACCTAACCTTATTATATCATTTTTTCTCTATAATTTATAGATACCCCCCCTCATTGCTTTTAGGAATACCGTATACCAATAGTGGCTCCCTGAGTAAAAAAGTGATTTTTTAAAATTTTTGCATAGGGGGGGTACAATCGGTAAATGGCATGGTTAAGGGATTTTTTGGTTGTTTTCTATGAATAGTTTCCCCTTTCTTGCCTTTTTTTAGAGTTTTAGCCTATTCCCTCCTTTCTACTACATAACTTTTAGGGGTAAATTATCCTTTTAATCGTTGTGGTTGAGCGATTTCGTTTCAGAAAAAAAGTTTTCAAAAATCACTTTTTTTGAAAGGAAGCCACCATTGGTATACGGTATTCCTAAAACAAATAGGGGCGGGGGTATTCATTTTTTAATAATTTTTTTACGTTTTTATAAAAAAGTCAGCAAAATTAAAAGCCGTATATCGTGGATATACAGCCCCTTGCCTGACAAAAATTTGTTCATTTTTTTAACGCTTTTTACTACGTTCGTGTTTTTTTTACGTTTTTTACTACGTTTAAAAACATGTATATTGTGGTCTAATGGGTCGTTTTTTATTGCATAATTGTATAAAACGTGTATTTTACCCTCTGTTTGGCTCTAATGGGGAGCTGTGATAAAATAGAACTATGTTAAAAAAAATCGAAAAAGCTTATTTATTTTTAGAGAAGAATTTAGAAGTGCTAAGATGCCCAATTTGTCAGGGAAAATTTCAATTGGAAACCAATGCCTTGAAATGTCAAAATAATCATACCTATAATTTAAATAAGAAAGGTTATGTGAATTTTCTACAAACCAAAGCTGATACAGAACATTACACGCGAAAAATGTTTGAGCCTCGCAGACGTCTGATTCAAGCTGGGATGTATCAACATTTACTGACAGAAATTCAAAAATATTTTGTCAGTGGAAATTTGCTTGATGTTGGGACTGGGGAAGGGTCATTTTTGGAACTCCTTAAGGTAGATGGAGCAAAATTTGCTTTTGATATTGCTAAAGATGGGATTGAAATGGCGACTGAACTAGAGATGGAAAGTTTTTTAAGTTTAGCTGACTTGACTAATCTCCCTTTTGCTGATGAAAGCCTGTCAGTAATTTTGAATATCTTCACTCCGTCAAATTATGCAGAATTTCACCGTGTATTAGCAGAAAGTGGTTTAGTCATCAAAATTATTCCTGATAAAAATTATCTGCGAGAATTGCGTGAAGTTTATCAACTTCCCGTTGATTATAATAATCAGCCAGTTCTTGAACGTTTTAGAGAAGAATTTCCTAATGCCAGTCAAGAAGAAATTGAATACCAATTCGAGATTCCGAAAAATTTGCGTCATGATTTTTTACTGATGAGCCCTTTGGAATGGTCTGTTTCTGATGAAAGAAAAAAATTTGCTAAAGAAAACCCACCAAAAACGGCCACAATTCATGTCCAGATTCTAGTGGGGAGAAAATAA